TTCATCCACAGTAACCTCTTTCTTTTTCTTAGTTCCCTCTACTATTTTTTTAGCAGGAACACCTCTTCCTTTTTTACTTACAGGAGCAATACCGCCTTTATCCAGCATCTCTTTTTGCTGAACCTCCTCTTTTAACCTTATATCTTGTAACGACTCTCTGTCTGGGTCAACACCTAATACAGCTTCTATATTTTTTTGTGTAGGTTTTAATCCTGTTAGCTCTTCAAACCGAGCTTCTAAGTTATTTAATTTTAAGGTACGAGCTTGCTTTGCACGAGAAATGTTACGTCTGGTAGGATTGTTAATAGCATATTCAAAAAACTTCTCCATTACAACGTCTGAATCTTGATTTGTACGCTCAGCTATTTCAGCTATTTGACTGTCAAACCCTTCAATTGCTTTTTTTATTATATATTTTCTTTTTATTTGTGGCGTTAGATATTCCTTATCATTAAAGAGCGCCCACTCTTCTTCAGTGAGCTTAATAGTTTCAAACTCATTTATTGATTCTATTTCTATTTGATCCTGTCTTTGTTCATTAGCTACTTTTTTTTCTGTTTCTATAGCCTCAGCTACTTCTCTTACGTTTTCACTTTCTAAAATTATATCATCAGCTTGGTCTTCCCTTAGGCTGCTTATATCTGTATCAGGATTATTTTCTTTAAATATCTGCCCAGCAGTTCTGCCTTCGTTTACATCAATACCCTCTTGCAGTAAAGCGTTTCTTACTGCTTGACTTTTAATTGAGTTTACATCTTTTACTGGCCTTCCTGTTTTAGCTTCTACCACTTGAGCTTTGCCTTCCGCATCTACTTCTATTTCATATTTTTTACTGCCTTTTATTTTCTTTCTTACAGGCTGTGCTTGTCTTTTAGTCTCCGGTCTTTTCTCTGGCTCAGGAGTAACTTCAGTTACTCTATCTTGTTGTGTTACTTGAGCTCCTTCCTGCGCTTTATCAAGTCTTTCCTGTGCTTTACGAACATCTTCATTTGCTCTATTTAATACATCTTGATATTGGTCTGCTATATATTTGTCTGCTGTTTCTTTATCTTTAAAACGCATTGTTTCAACCTTAGCACGCTTAGTTTGCTTACCGTCTGTAAATTCTGCATATTCATTTATACGAGTGAAAACTGTGTACCCATCTCCATCTCTTTCTGCGTTATAAGATTCATGGTCCATTGTATTTTGCACTTCAACAATATCTCCTTCATTATATTTTTTTCCTACCTTTGGGCCTTGAGTTTTAAAATTAGGATTTACTTTTTTAATACTGCTATTTCTTCTTTTTAACCTTTTATCAAAATTCTTTTGAGCTTCAGTTACTTCCGTCTTCTCTGTTTCTGTCTCTTCGGTGGTTTCGGTGATTTGTTGCTCCTCTCTTGTAGATTCTTCGGTGGTTTGCCCTCGCTCATCCACTTCTTGAACATCTGTGGCTTGAACTTCGCCATCCACCGCATCTGTGCTTTGCTCTTGAACGGCATCTTGTCTTTGTATTATATCATTAATTTGTTGTTTTATCTCACTTCTTTTTAGCTTTGATGCTTCTCCAGTATCTTCAGCTAATTCGTTTAACTTTTTTTGCAGTGGTAGTATTTCATCAATCTTTGCTTGGTCAGTTACTCCGGCTCTTTTTAGCTGCCCTTCTATTACTGCTTTCTCATGTAAATCATCTTTTCTTTTTTTAGCCTTTGCCTCAAGCTCTGGATTATTTTTTATTGTTAACTCAGCTTTAGCAAAATCTTCATCAGGTGCATTTTCTACAAAGTCTTCCATAGTAGTTGCTGTAGTCTGAGACATTTCTTCACCACCATTCTTTTTATTAATATAATACTTTGGTGATTTGTATATACCATAACCAACACTAATTGGAGCGGTAGCCATACCAGCTATACCTTCAAACCCAATCTCGGCTACATCCATCTCTTGCCCAGCCACTAATCTACCAGCAACTTCTCCTGTTGAACCTCCAACTGCCTCAACTCCAAAACCAGCTCCTAAAGCTCCTAACTTTCTTCCTGTAGTTAACGGACCCCCTCTGTAAACTTTTGCTCCTACAGAGCTTGCTAAACGAGCAGTAGCTCCTTCTATAATACCGATAGCCAATCCTCTTCCTGCTGCTTTATATCTAATAGAGCTAAGTGCTTCTTCGTCTTCTAATACTGTTCTTACATTATCAGTAGTAAAATCTAACTCTCTTTCCTCTAATTCTTTTTGTAATAATTCTGCAAATGTAATTCCTGTTTCTAATGTAGCTCCTGCCGCTCCCATTGCGCCCCCTAAAGTTCCTATTATAGGAATAAATGATCCAGCCGCACCACCGGCAATACCAGCTCCTATGGTAGATGCGTTTAATAATTGTGTAGTAGATGAAACAAAAATCTGAGGAACTACAGATGGGTTAGCTACAACTCCTTTAATAAAACCCCAAAGACTTCCTCCTTCACTTTGATAAATACGATTAAAGTCTTTCATTTCATCAGACTCTCCTCTTGATTGTAATGATTGTTGAGCTTGTATAAACTCTTGTATATCTTGGTCAGTTACATTTTGACCTTTTGCAAATAATTCTAAAGACTCATCAAGGGTGGCTCCTTGAGCAATCCCTGCCGAACCTGACCTATATAAGTCTCCAAAAAAATCTGTTAGAAAATTTTTACCAAAAGCTCTTTCTATTGCTGTGTCTTTTTCTTTTACTTGTAAGTCTTGTGGCGTACGGTATGGATTGTAGCGTGGGGTTTCTGCAACAGTAGGAACTTCAACACTTTCAATTTCAGAAACATCTGTAGGTGTTCCTACTTCTATTTCCTCTACTTCTACTCCCTGACCTCCTTCTGGAACTTGTACTTCAAGAGAATCTTCTACCTCAACTGTTTGTTCTGGTAAAGCCGATGAACCACCCACCTCCTGAATTGTAGTATCTGATTCCAAAGTTTCCTGTTGATTTTGACCAGATAAGTCTGAATCGTCTTTTTTTTTTACAGGCTCTTCCCATAACGAGGTAAATTGTTCTAATTGAACTTTTTGAAATAAACCTTTGTTTTTACCTATATTATAAATTTCCTTCTGCTGTCTCGGAGACATTGTATTCCACATCTTCAAAGTTACCTTATCTGTTATAAGGTTATTTTTAAGATAAAGATTATATAACTGTTCTTTTTGATCCATTATTACTCTTCAAATACATTATCTCCTTCAACCACTACTACCTCTTCTGTTTCTGTGGCTCCTGGAGGTACATAGTTGGCAGGGTCTTCTTGATACTTTCTATACTCTTCTTGGTTTGCAGCCATGTCACCAAACTTAACAACAAATTCAGTATAAGAAATTGCTTCTTGTCCTTCTATCTCTTCTTTTTCTGCAATTTGATTTGCAATACCAGCTAATGTCATTGGGTCAATAATAAATTTATCCATCCATTGCTTCATTGCAGATGTTTTTATACCATTTGATGACATAATTTTTAACGCTGCATCTCTTGCTGGACCTTCTTCTGTTGGAGGGAACTCAAATTCTTGTCCTCCCACATCAAATATTAACTTACTTGCGTCTATTTTTCCATCATTTGTTAGCCCAAATCTTGCGTCAATAGGCCCCGACTCTAACAATTTGTTTTTTAAGTTAGGGTCCATAGTCCCGCTGATATAGGTTCCTAAAGCATTTGTTACTTCATCTACTGCATCTTTAGTTACATATTCACCAATAGTAAAGCCTAATCCAACTGCTAAAGCTGCTGGTGGACCACCAATCATCAAGGCTCCTGCCATAGGGACTGCGGCAAAGTTTGCGGTATTTCCACGCATATGTGTTCTAATATTATCTCCAAGCTCTTCTTTTAAATATGCAGTTCCTGTACCCTCATAATCTCCATACATTGCGGTAGCGCTACCATCTCTATATTGATAAGGAATTATTTTTGCGGTTTCAGCTTCTTTATTTATTTTTTCTTTTAACTCTAAAGTTCTGTTTTGTATGTCAGCATTAATTAACATTTGCTGTGTTCTTTGCAGTCCTGATAACTCTCTATCATCTATTAAAGAATTAATATTTGCTATGTTAGCATTTACTTGTTTTTCTTTAATAGCTGTATTTAATTTATCATTTAAAATTTTAGCTTGAGTTGCATCAATCGTATTGTCTTTCAATGCCTCTGATACCGCAACTTTTCTTTCATTTAATTCTCTTTCACTTATTGAGCTTAGTATTTCTTCGTCTACTAATCGGTCTACATCAGATGAAAGTTTTTCAAATCCTTTTCTTACCTCATACTTTTCATCCAACTGTAACATAGCCTGACCATATAATAAGTCCTCTACTTTTTTCTTTATCTTATCATTATTAACAGCATCAGTATCTAATACTGGACGTCCATTAACTATTTTCATTACCACTACATCTTCAGTATTTTCATTTACTTCTGCTGCTTCAGGAGTACCTGCATAAACATACTTCGCCCCAATACTTGGTGACCCTGCTAATGTAGCTACTGCTTTGTCAGTTAATAAACCTCTGACCTGCTCTCTCATTTGTTCTTGAAAACCTTCCTCATTTCTTAACGTACCATATCCTTCTCTTGAATTTACCTGTTGTCTATCTCCTAAAGTTTCTTTTACTAATACCCCTAATTCAGTTACTGTTCCTTTTACATATTGTATTGGGTCAATCTTAGTGTACTGAGTTTTAAACCTGGTATTAATTGTGTTCATAGAAACGTGCTTACCTGGATCATCTGAGGGCTTTCCTGTAGCTGGGTCAACCTCTACTAAAGACAATCTTCCTGTTTGCGGGTTTACATACCCCTGAATATTTTCTAAGTTACCGAAGGCAACATTTTGTTCGTTAAGCCACTGTTCTAAATTAGAGGCTTCACCATTATCAATTCTTTTTACATATTCTGCATAATCATCATTCCATTGTTTGGAAACATTTGAAAATTGTTTCCAGTCAGCTAAGACTCTTTGCTTTGCTTGAGCAAACTCTGTTTGAGATATCAAACCTCTTTTAAACAAATCGTTTTGTACTCTTAAAAATTCTGCTGATTCTTTACTCATTCCTAAAGCTAATGAACCTAAATCAGCATTGTCATATTGCTCTAACGTATTTAAAATAGTATCAGCCTCAATAGTGTTTTTTTCTATCTCAGCTTTTTTGGTTTCACGATCTTCTTTTAGCTTTATTAAATCGTCTGATAATGTTTTTGATATAGTGCTCCAGTCTATTACCGACTTTGTTAGGTCTCTTTCTACATATGTGCTAAAATCAATTTGTTGTTTTGTTGCCATGATTTTATTAATTTATAGTTGTATATGTCTTCGGTTGTTCCGGAAGAGTTATTCCATATTTAGCCATTGTCTCTTCAAATGTTGGAAAAAGACTTTGCATCAACGGAGACTGCACTACGTTTATTTGCCCTTCCATTTGAGGCGTTAAAGAAGAAGCAGCAGCCCTTTGCTCCTCGTTTTGTTTTCTTCTAAACTCCATATCAGTTTCAGCCCCAAGTTGTCTTTGCCCTTCTTCAGTGGCATAAAAGTTTGTTTCTGCCGATTCACCCTGCTGTTTTTCTAAGTCAGCTTCAATTTCTGCATCAAATTCTTTGTCACTTAATGAAAATACTCTAAAGTCTTCAGCGTATTTTGCTGGGTCTGCGGCATATTCTGAGAGGGTTATATTATTTTGTTTTAGAAATTTTTGTAATTTTTTATCTTCAGAGCTTGTTTGATATAATTTTGTTTGTTCTAATCCTAACATTGCGGCCTCTCCTAAAGCCTGATATCCTTGTTGATTAAAAGTAGCCCTTGCCTCTTGTGAGTCTACAAGTCTTCTTGCTCTATCTTTTTCCGCCTGAACTTCTAACTGTAGCATTTGCTGGTTGATTGCGTCTTTATTTTCTGCCTTCAATTTTTCTAATTCAAAGAGCTTTTCTCCCTGTGCTACTCTTGCTTGCTCAGCTACAGCTGCTTGAACTGCTGATACCTTACCTACACCACCTAATAATTCTCTTGCCCCCGCTTCTTGTAATGCTTCAACTGCTGTAGTAGTAGTTTGTAAATTGTTTAACAATTCATTCTCAAATGCTTCTACAGGAATATTTAATCCTGCGTAAAAATCTTTTTCAATTCTGCTTGACGCTTTCTCTAAAAAAGCAGCGGCTGCTTTGTCTGCTTGCTCTCTTAATCTTGTCGCTTGTTTTGCGTTTTGAAAAGACCCTACAGCTTGTGCTACCTTTGTAGTAATTGCCGCTATTGTTGCTGCTGTTCCTAAACCCATATTATAATTTTTTAATCATTTCTTGCCCATTGCTCCCTCCTTTTACATACCCTAACTCTTCATAAAGACTAATTAATGAAGGGTTTTTAAGCAATGAATATACATATTTTTTTTCAATACCTCTGGCTACAGACGTTACAAACTCTATCAATGTCAGCAACGCTTCCTTTCTAACCTTTTTATTTTTAACATTAAAGTTAGATATAATCCATTCTAACAATACCACTTTAGAGTTAGTTACATACATAAACCCTGCGCACACTGGCTCATCATCACAATAAACCATATATCCTTTGTCGGATAAAAAGTCTTTTGCTGGAGGTGTCCACCTCCAATCTTTCCACCAACCTACCAACACATCTTCATAGTCATTATCTTTTAGCGGCTGTATGTTATACCTCATCTATGCAAAGATAATAAAATCTATGGAAAACTTTTCATCACACTACTTCCTACGGAGAACAGCTCAACAGGTGTTGTGTCTGAGTTTTCTAATTTAAACTGCATAAAATAACCCCTTGCTCCGGTGGAGTTAGCTACTACATCTTTATAATATAAAATAAAATCTCCACTTGCTACTAATTGTCCAAATCCTGTTGTGTCAACATTTATTGTATTTAAAGTATTATCTACACTTTTAACCACACCGCATTTAGTTGGAGTTACTGTTGCCGGGTTGGTGGTTTTAAAAACCGAATCACCCTCTGAAATAATACTTCCAGGTGGTACAGTAAATTGATATTGATATAAGTTTGCAGAAATTATGGTTGGAATAGCTGATATTGTTCCTATACCATTAGCTGATCTTAATTTAAAATTTATTGTAGATGCGTTTTCTCTAATAAATGAAAACCACTCTCCTTCTTTTTGCTCAAAATATGTGCTTAACATATTTCCTGAACTTAAATCAGTTAGCAAATCTGTTACTGCCCAAGCCTTATCACTTTCAAATGATATAGTTTTAAATAATTTTATTTCTAATGGATTGTTATTAAAAACACCTGTAATAGAAGAATTAAATTGCTGCCCGTAATAATTATTTCTTATTGGATTAGTATTGTGTCTAAATAAATTACCATTTTTAAATGTATAAAAATAAGTATTCATACCCATCATAAAGTCAGGTAGATAAGAATAAAATGATGGCCAGCCTTTTGCTGACTCGCTATATGATAATGTTTCGTTTGCCATAATTTTTATTTTAAGGACAAGTTGAGCATGGTCCAAGAACCTGTGTTGCGCTATCCCAATATCTTACATATCCATCAAAAGCATAGTAACCTGTTGGGGCTAAACTTGTCATTCTATTATCTGTAAATATTCCTGTCGCTTGACAAAAAGTATTACCATCAAAATATCTATTTATTGCTACTGCCATATTAACAATTTGTTATACTTAATACTAAACCATCTACTCCTATCTCTGCTACTCTTCCATTTGGCCCTCCTTGATTTATTTTATAAAAACCTGCTGGAGTCCAATTAGATGGGCCTGAGCTACATGGAGTGTTTTGATACATTATATCTCCTACTGTTAAATTGGCAGGAGAAACAGCGTTTGTATATCTACTGATATTTATAACAGTTTCTTGACAAGCTGAAAAAGCTGAAAACTTTTGAACACTTGTTGTAACCAGATTACAATTTAAAACCACTCCGCAAGCAGCTGTACTTGAATTTGCGTCATATCCCATTTTTACATAAGAACGCTCTCTTAAATCGGTTACAACTATCATGTTAGGCTGTGACAATCCTTGTGTAACATTAAATCTTTTCGCCTCAAAAACTCCTGGCTGAGGGTTAGTTAAGGTTGATGTTAAAGGAGATTTACCATTAAGTTTTGTTACATCAAAATCAAATGCAGTTCCTGTTGAACCTGGAGCATACATAGGATTTCCTTGACTAAATATATATAAAAAGTTTCCTACTGGATTAAAATCTATATTATCTCCACTTTTCTTTACTGACCTAATAAGCTGGTCTGCACCATCATATGATATCATTCCTACTGATTGCTGACCTTCTAACTGATTAAATGCCGAGACCCCTTGTAATGGACTTGCTAATGCTACAACTAAATTAGACTCTATAGGGCTTGAAAAATTACCGTCAAACCAGCCATATTCATAATGTAATTGTTTTCCTGATTGCTGAGGCGATGTTAAAACTATCTGTGTTAATGATCCAGTTACTGTAGTAACGCACTGTGGTGTTATTTCGTAACCTAATACTCCTGTTGTATTAGGAGCTCTTTCAACTTTTACGTTTATCGTGGTAGGATATAAACTTAACTTGTTTAGTATCAAGAAACCAGAAGGTGCAGTATTATCTACTATTCTATCTACTACTACAGGGTTTACTACTCTTTCAATAATATAAGTGTCTCCTACAGCAAAAGTAAAGGCTGGGTTTGCTAATAATAATTCATCAGGGTTTCCTAATCCAGTAATCGTAGTTTTTGGAGGAGGAACTATAGAAGAACCTGTATTAATTATTCCGTCCCCAACTTGCACCCCAGCAGTGACAAAATTGTTGGCTGTATCTGTTAATGTTCCCGATACTAAAGGATTAGTTGCTGAACCAGATGTTATTTGAACTTTATTTGTTCCGTTCCATGTTAAAGTTATTTTAATAGAACCTGAATTTAACAGATAATCTAAATAAAAGTTTCCATACACAGCTCCAACATTTACGTCAAATTCAAACACCTCAGGAGCATTAGTTTGAGATATTAAAGTACCGCAAGCTACAGGAGCGTCAGAATCTTTGACTGATATTTCATTATTGTTTAAAACATATTCGCCCATATAAGGGTCATAACCTCCTAACTTCTGTGTATCTATTTGTGCAGTAAAAGAGTCTCTAAAAAATGATCGCATACCACTGTCAGAAATTACTGTTAATTGTTCTTCATAAGTTCCTCCACTTAATTTTATAACTGCATTTCTTTTTGTATCAGTAAAAAATACATTTTTACCCCAAGAAGCAAAACTTTCTGGGTTAAAGCTTATACCAAACTCTTCTAATCGTGTTATCTGCTTACCTAATACTTCAGGTATAGAGGTTATTGCTCCACCTCCTGCTGCGTCTGATAATAAATTTTTTCCTTGTAATATATATGATATTCTATCTTCCTGTAAAACTAATAAGTCAGTCTCTCTACTATGTAGTTTCATAATAGGACCAAATATTAATTCTAAATCTTTAAAATTACCTAAACTTAAATTAAACTCATTACTGTTATTTAAGTTTGTTTCACCATTATATATCCCACTATAGGTAATAGATGCTTTTCTTTTACTTTCTTGATAAGGTTCCGCAGTAACGCCATTAGCTCTTTCCCCGATAGCCATAGCATTTTCTGCTGCATTATCAAATATTTTATAACTTTCTACTCCATTACCAAAAGAATAACAATTAGCAAAGGTTAAATCATTTATAGCTGCGACATTTGTCGTTAAATTTTGGTTTTGAACATTACCAAAATGTATGTTTTCGTTTGAAACCGCATCATATCCAATATTAAAGTTTTGAGAGCCTTCATAATAAATATTAGGGTCTGCTGGCTGTGGAGTTGTTTCTAATGTAATAACATTGTTATTAGTTATAATAACTATTTTAACAGAAACTCTCGCTGGTCTTTTGTCAAAACCTGGACCACCTCTTGGTACCCCATGACTTAATACCAGTTGTAATTCGCCAGCACTTGGTTGTAAAAATTGAAACGCATAGTCATAACATGGTGATGCTCCAGGTATGTTACAATCTGATATATCAGTAGCTAATGTATATACATAATGGCCTTTCAACTCTTTTTCTCCAGTATCACTTGTTCCTTGAATATAATTAACTATTCCCTGACCTTCAAACCAACTTTTAAAATCAGGATAAAGAGCATTAGATATGTACTCTTCTTTCCACCTCCAATCAACAGACTTTACATCAGCAGGGTCTCCTGTCCATATACCACCATAGGCACCCCTTGTAATTTTCATGTCAAATTGAATAACAGAACCAGGTTGAATAACAATATTAGTGGATGGAGCAGTGCCAAAAAATAAAGGATATGCAACCTGCTGGTCTTCACTTGGGTTTGTTCCGCAAGCCTTACGACTCATTACATTTGCCTTTGTTCCTTTATTATACACAAAAGTTTGATCGTTTGGACTCCAACCGTTAGGTTTTGCAGAAAAATACAATCCTGCTAAACTATTTCCTGGATTTGATACGGTTCCATCTATCTCCCCACGTCCTTTCGCTTCTATTTCCAATACTGTTAGAGTGACTAATTCTGGAAAAACACTTGGCACTCCTGATACAATTTCAGACTTTACTATAAGTCTATCACCTACTGTTAAAATACTTTGGTCTTGACCTACCAATCTAAACCAATATAAAGTAGGGTCATTTTTATCTTCTTCAAATACCGTTATATATATAGTTTCATAAGTTGTAGCTGAAGGTTTTATTGCAAACTTATAGCGAGTTGCCCATTTTGGTGGAGGACTATCTATAGATACTCTTAATCTATTTATCAATCCTGCTCCAAGAGTATTTACATGAACTGTGTTGTCCTCAGTTGTAATTACTGTAGAAGACCTACCGTATTCATCCATATAAATTATTCCTAAACTATAATCCCTGTTACTATGTAGGCTTAATCTATTTGGAGAGCTATCCAAAACACCAGTCATGCTTTGTATTATATACTGAAAATACTCATAGTATTCACTAACAACATTTGTAGAAGGGTCAGTAGCTTGGTATTTAACTGCTGGTACTTTTAAATCAAAAGTATCACCACTAACAGTAAGCTCAAACCCTTCATTTACAGTAGAGCTTGTAATACCTGTTAAAGAATGTGTTGTCTGAGGAAATGGCCCTGCTCCAGAAACCACTCCTGAATTAGCTGGGCCAGGCGCAATAATAGCGGTGTTAAATAAATCCGTTAAGGTATTACCATTGTTAGAGTTTGATATAGGTTGAAAATTAGTTACTCCTACTGCATCAGAAAATTCAGGACTTAACAACATAGTATTTATTGAATTATAATCTCTTGTTGTTGTAAATTCAAAAGTAAGAGTTATGGGCTGAGTTCCGTTAGAAGATTTATACTCACCAGTAGCAGGAAAACCAGCTAATGTGCCTGGAACTGAATTGGTGCCTGTTGTTCTTAAAGATATTTCCCAAGTAAAAGTTGTTCCGGTTATTATTGTGTCTGAACCAGAGTATATTTGAAAACCTGACAAAGAAATGTTTGGATAAAATGTAGTTTTTCCAAGTGTTGAGCTAAAGGGTGTTCCGGATTGTATTGACCAAACTTGTGTAGTGCTAACTCTTGCAGGTTGTTGTAGTTCCAAAAACCTATCATTAATTTGTATAATTTCAGGAGTAAAAAGAGGAACGACAGGTAAGTCATCAAATCCTATCATGTTATGACCGTCTGTATAATTTCCATAAAACACTCTATTACCCATAACGGTTTGTGCTTGAGCAGTTTTAGGAACATTGTCAAATGTTCTTAATAACTCGTCTTGCCCAAGTAAAGTGTAAATTTTCTTTTTACTAAAAGTTATTGAACGTTCAGTATTATCACCCCACCCTTCGTTAATTTTATCATACCTTTCAATTATGTAAATTGTATTTTGTCCTGATTCTTTATATAATAAATCTACACCGATAACATTTGAGCCGCCTGTGCTAAATGTAACCTCAGCAGTGTTAAATTTATTTTCCATACCGGTATTTTCTAAAGTATCATAATCTAAAGTCCAATCACTTGGCTCAAAAGCTGGTGTGGTAAACAAAGAAGTTGCGCTATACTGATTATCTTTATATTTGTATCGGTAAGCAAAACATAAAAATTTATCTAAAATATAGTTTTCTTCTTCCGAAGGAGTGTTGATTAAATTTATTGTAGGTGCTGGTAAAGAAAATTCAGTTACAGGTGGTAAAACAAGATTGTTTGTATATTCAGTAAATCCTGGAGGCTTTACTATTACTGATATATCCTCTTCTGTAATTCCGTCTACTCCAAGTGTAGGATATGGGTATTCTCTGTTTATATTAACTACTCGTGGTGGATTAAAGTTATCGGTAAAGAATAAAAGGTCGCTTACTAAATTTACGCCAGTTATTAGTTTTTCTGTTTGAAAATTTAAAACAGTTTCTGAAATTACTAAGTATTTAGTTGCGTTTGTTGATGAGTTAAAAGAAACTATCATATCTACATCTCTTCCTGGATCACAAACAAACCAATACATGGTTTGGTTTATACCATCAGCGTAAGCGCCAATACATTTGGCAAAGGTAGATAATGCCACGCCATTATATAATAAAGTTGATACCTGAGTGTTTCCTTTTGAATTTTCTACCGCCCCTATTTCTGTAGTTTCGGTAGAACCAAGCCTTACATTTTGTGCGTCAACATATTGTCCAGGAGGTAATAAGCGTTCATCAACGCTTTTATTCATTTTACCTGCTATAAAATTAGTATTAATTTCCATATTACTTTATCCATTTATCCTGACCTCTCATGTTCATCAGCAATCTTCCTGGATGAATATTACTTAATCTTAATTTTGCATTTCTTAATAAAGACGACTTGTCTTTTCTTGCTCTGTTTACTATATATTCTTGCACTCCCAACTTACTGTTTAACAATGCAAATCTTATATAAGCATACAAATATTCTTCAAACATTTTGTTTACGCTTATTTTGGAATCATCCCCTTTTTCCATTCCGTCTGATACATATTCTAAAACCACTGATTTGCCTGACATAGTTGAATTGAAATATATAGCGCCTGTACTTTTGTTTATTGTAAAAGTTGGGTTAATGTTAGCAGTTTCAGTATTAAGACCGAATCTGTCTCCCATTTGTCTTTCAAAGTACCAGCAACCATCCATACAGTAGCCTAATTGATTATGAAATGGGCCTCCTCCTAAATATAATTTTTGCATACCGCCCTCTTGTCTTGATAAATCTACTTGAGAGTTTTCAGGTTTTAAAACATTACCATCAACATCAAACAAAATTTTAGCGTTGTTATCTTGCAAGTAGGCTTCGCTCCACATGGTTTGTATATTTTCTGTTAGAGGATATAAAACCCCTGCTTCATACAAAGATATTCTTACATAATTAACGTAATCAGGCGGTAACACAAATCTAATTTGTGAGTCTACTGTTAACTGCAATATTTTAATTTCTTTCATTGCATCGTAATTAAGCTCTTGTATTCCTCTTTTAGCATGAAATATAACTTGATATCTTTCTATGTTGTTTAGTATTTCGTTATTTCCTTGATACATTAACATAAAATTATTTACTATATCCTCTAAAGATACATACTGATATGAACCCCAGTTTTTATCAACTGGAGAATTACCATTGTTTTCATAATATAAATAATCTGTAATGTATGTCATTTGTTATACTTGTATTTGGTTATCTTGAACTTCTTCGTTTTGACCGAATTGATATACTTCTGCTTCTCTTATTTCAATACCAACGTATTGGCAAATCTTAGCTATTAATCCTGGCTCATCTGACAGGGGTAATTCAAAATCTTGATATGTAGAGGATGTTTGGTCAAATATTGGTTCTCCATTTGTTAAAGATAAAAATGTCCACTGCGGTGGTTTTGGATATCTTATATATTGCGCCTTTATATCACCATTGTTTTGAATTGATGTTGGGTAAACACTTACCGTATTTCCACTTAGAACATATGCGGGAAATTGAGTTGTAGGTGATCCTAAAGTTGAGCTTGTTAGAAAAAATATTTTTTTCTGTGTTACTCTTTCTACTTCTGTTATGTTATTAGCATCGTATATAGAATAATTTTCTCCAGAAGCTACAGCTTGAAATATATCTGCGCTTAAATTTATTGTTGTTGCATTTGCAACACTTTGAACAAACGCCTGTTTTAGAGTGTCGGTATTAACCACTATACTTTGTAATGCAGGGTATTGTGGTGTAACAGCACCATCTGAAAATGGTGGGTTAGCTGTATTGTCTACTAATTCGTTTACAGCAGTAGCTGTTGTTGTTCCTGATGTTAATAGAGTAGGGTAGTAATAAAGTTTGTTTATTAAATAATAGTCTGACGGTAAAGACCAGGTGTTTGCTGTTCCTCCTGTTAAAAACACCTCTTCAGAGAATGAATCTATAACCTCTTCTAAACCTTTTACTATATCTGCATAACCTGTTCCTGATTGTCTAACGTTTTCTCTGTTTATATATTGATTATACTGATAAAAATAATCCTCAAACATATCCATCTGCGCTTGTTGTGCGTACAGATTGAAATCTTGCGGAGATAAGTACCCGTAATTATTTTTATTAATAATTGCTAATACTGTATTCCTTACGTTATTAATCATAGCCATAGAAAATACATTTTAAATATCTACAAATATAGCAAAAAAAAAGAGGTTACTTTTTTTGTAACCTCTCTTTAAAATTGTAATAATACTATTATGATAGTGCTAAGCTTTCAACTGTTATTACAGCGCTTTCAAATAAAGGCATCTGTACTCTTGCAGCAGATGGTCCAGGTGGGTCTGGCATATTTACACCAACGTATCCTCTCTTCATTGCGTCTTGTATAGCAATAGCCACAATACGACCTGTTCCTTGATCTGAATGGTCTATTGTTAAAGTAGGAGTAACATTAGTGTTTAAAATAATCTTAGTCTGCTCATTATTTACTCTATCTACAAAAACTATGCTATCCATATCTATTAAGTAGCTTGAAGCAATCGTAGTGTCAAATACATTGTAAGCATTTCCAATAGTTCCGAAACTACCGCTAAGCTTTAACCTATAGTCATCAATAACCTGTGTTACAGTTTCACTTGTGTTTGCAGTAGTATTCTCAAGAATATCTCCCGCAGTAACAGTAGATGTAAATGCCTTACCAAAATCATACACCTCATTAGCAGGCGTCTCTATTGTAAAATTATCATTAAACAAAGTTGGACTGTCAAATATATCAGCAGTCAATGTTAATGATGTCTCATTAATTAAAGCAGCTACAGTAGTTTGTGTACCAGCTGTTGTGTTTTTTACAATATCTCCAACTCTAACTTTACGAGTTGTAAATGTTGCAACAGCGTTTAATTGCTTTTCCTTACGAACAGCATAATCTTCATTACCATCCGGGAATAAATCAGAAGCAAAACTTAGTTCTGTGTTAGCAACAGCAGTTATAGCAGCTTGAGAGCCATCAGTAACATTGTATGCAATGTCACCAACAACAACACCGTCTGCAACAAAAGTAGCGCCAGAATCAACAAGTTTATTCGTACTGTCACTTGTAGCGGTTCCTGAGGCTATACCTGCTGAAGCTGTGGTTCCTATAACCAGTTCCGATGTTCCACTTGAAACAATCGTATTAACTGGTATTTCTAAATATTTAGCTCTCATATATTTATGCGTTAACTATTGATGTTACAGCCTTTGGTAAAAGCATAGGAAAATATGCTTTTTGCCAGCTTGTAGCTAAAGCTTCTTCTGCTCCATTGACTATTGCTAAGTAAACATCTGAACCAACTTGATTAGCAGTAGTTACAGTTGTAGTAGTATTATCAACGTAATCTATTGTAACGGTAGCTGCTGTAGCACTTGCTGTTCCTATATTTTTTATGCCATTAAGGCTAATTAATTGACCTGTATTAGGTGCGTTTGTTATAAAAAGAAATTTTGTCATTTTTAAAAAATTTAATGATTAATAAAGTACAAAGATAAACAATCTAACTATCTTTATTTAAAGCCTTTTTTAGTATCTTAAACATTTGTATTCCTTCATCTGACTGAAGATAAGTACCAATAATAGCATAAGGGTCTGTATTATGTGGAACCACTAACATCTGTTTTTTATTATTTTTTAAATTATAAAATACATTTTTACCTTTAATTTTTATTAAACCTACTTGTTCCATTTGCATTACTGTGTCTTGTAACTCTAACATAGGGTCATTAATAATAGCAAGTAATTCTTCTGGTCTTGATTTAGCAAACATTAACAAGTCTCTTTTAATTTCTGATGTAGTCATCTTATCTACAGAGTTTCCAATAAACGCTCTTGCTACTGAAATCATTTTTTCTAAAGGTAACTCCATAGCCATAACTTGAGCATTTAGTTCCATAGTAGCCTCTTCTAAATCTCTTGCAGCATCTGCTTCGTTGTCTACCTCTTCAAAAACCTGTCCATTATGTGGGTGATAATGCAAGAACTCTTGCAATACTTGATTAGAACGGTCAACAAAAAGCATACCGTCTTCAAAAACTACAGGTTCTAAAATAGCATTTCCATCCTGTTCATCTTCAAATGGGCTTCTTTGGTTTCTTGCATACCTTAATGGTCTGTTAACTCCTGTTTCTTCATCAAAATAAAGTAATGGAGAACGAGATGTATTTCTTGATGGGATTGTGTAGGACAAAGGTCTTTGCCCTCTTGTAAGTCTATATGTCTTACTTTTATAAGTTTGTTTTTTCATTTTATTATAATTTATTAAAGTTAAATAAAGGGGAGGCGAACCTCCCCTTTTGAATTAATTATTTATTCTTAGTCTTTGAATAAGAAGAAATTGTTTGCACCTAAAGTACATAATGCTCTTTCAGATAGCATATTAACTTGCATCTTATCTATATCAGATGATGCAGCACCACCAGCAGAACCAGTGATCCAAGTTTTATAACGTCTATCTTCAGTTTCTGAAGCTCTATATCTAACGTGCAAGAATGGTCTCTTAGCATTTTTACCTAAGATTTGGTCATATACAGTAGTTGAACCAGCAGGTACTAATACACCGCTAATTTTTCCTCCAGTAATACCACCTCTCATTGTAGGGTCGTTTAGATATTTCCAGTCAGACTTGTAAAAGTCATAACCTCTTCTGAATCCTGTAAAGCCAAGATTTAAAGCCATATCTGCATCATTATCAAATAGACCGTAAGATGTACCTCCAGCTCCATAAGAATTTTGAGCTGCTAACATATCATCCATATCAAAGCTAAAGTTTCTATTCATGAAAATAACATTTTCTTCAATAGCTCCTTGCTTGTCAAGTCTTTGAATAATTGAATCAAATCCAGCTAATGTAGTTGGGTTTCCACCACCCCAAACATTTCCTCTGTCATTTATTACATAGAATAAACCTTCAGAACCTGCTTGGTCATTATTCGCCTGTGGAGTTCCGCTAACAAGAGCTATCTGAGCTTGAGATGTGTTTTCAGCTGGAACCGCTTCAATCATAGCTGTTTCCATGTAATCCTCAAAACGTAATCTTGTTTCATGCTCTGACTTTAAGTACCATAGGTAACCGTTTGCTCCATTTTCACTTTGAATTTCAATCCATCCAATTTGAGCCATATCAGAACCACTTACTTCATAAGTGTCTTTTAATATAATAGGCTTATTTTGGAAGATGAAATCATCAGCTTCTAATGAACCTGACATTCCTGCTGTTCCTTTAGCAAATTCAGAACCGTAAATAAATACAGTACAAGCTGTTTGTGGAACCGCCTGTGTTACTTCGTAGTAAGCTACTTCAAATTGATTTCCAAGTAAATTTACACCACCACCTGTAGTTCCTAATGGAGCTGTAGTGATTACACCTTTGTTAGACAAAGTTGATCCAGCAGCGTTGTCTGAAATCATAACTGTTTGACCTACTCTTAAACCTGCTGATGTTTCTCCAGCAACTAAAGCTGGGTCAAAAGCATCGTTAATAGTATATGTAGCCAATGCGTTTGCTCCTTGAGCAGTACCTGACGTACAGTTAGTGTATTTAATGTGTAGTCTACCTTGTTCAGCCCACTTAATCATATCTGAGTTAGTTGGCATTTCTGCACCTACCATTCTTAGGAAAGATGCGATAGTTCTATTTCCATAACGCTCAAATTCCTTTTCATAAGTATCTGGTAAATACTGAGTCAAGAAATCAAAGTTAGTTATGTAGTTTGTTGCAAGGACTTGTTTCTGAGCACTTGGCTGTAAATCAAATCCTGGTGTTGATAATACTGACATAATTTATTTTGTTTTTAATATTTATACTTTTTTTATACTTCTAATTTTGAGTCCTCTACCACTGCTCGTGTCACCAACCGGTCTAATTTTTAACCCATTCTTTACTGTACCTTGCTGTGTATTTCTAATATCCATATTAATGTTTTTTGATTTTTTAGTAACATCATCTACGGTATTTGCCACACCTTGATCGTAAAAAAATTGAGCAAATTTTTCAGGATTCATTGCTATAGCTAAAGACCTGTGATAGCCTTTTGCATCTTTAATCATTCCGTTTTCATCCATAAATTTACTTACAAAGTTATTTACGTCTGCTTGACGGCTTTTTAATTCAGCAGCATCTCCTGGTTTATAAGTAAAACTTTTTTCTCCGACATTAAATTCAAAACCTTTGAACTCATTGCTAAAAACTTCATCAGTTTTTTGGAGAAACCAATCGTACTTTTTACGGTTTGCTTCATTTACAGTTTTAGATTCTTCTATGTAACTTTTATAAGCACTCAAAGCTTCTTTGTCCGTATCAGATAATCCACCCCCACTTGACTCAAGAGGAACTTTATATTTACCCTTTTGTTCATTGAAATACTTTTTTGCTTTCGCAAGTTCTCTTTTTTTAGCTAACTTAATTTTCTTAATTTGTTTTGGCTCATCCATTTCTTCATCATATGAAAATTTGTCGTCCATTAAATCTTGAATATCTATTTCGTCTAAACCTTCTTCGGTTGCTCCGTAATAGTTAGCTAATAAAGAATCTTCGTCCATAGTATCGTAGTCTCTTTGTAAATTATAAAAGTCTTCAATACCACGTCCTGTTTCTTTTTTATACTTTAAATATGCAGAAACATCTTCAGGTAAATCTTCATTTACTTCTTTTTGAGCAAACAAATCTTCAACTGAATTTATTTCTTTATCATATCTATTTTTAATATATGAAAGAACGTCTTCGTCACTTAACTCTGACGATGGAGTTTCTTCTTTTACTTCTTCTTTTGTTTCTTCAGCTACTGGAGCTTCCGTTGTTTCTTCTGTTGTTTCTGGCTGTTTTGAATCTTCAAACTTTTCTTCATGCTTCTCTAAAAGTTCTTGTTCAATTTCAGCTTTTGATTTTTCTTCAGTTACATCAGTAACTTCTTTTACTTTTATTTCCATTTTATTTTATTTAATTTTTACAAAGTTAATAATTATTTAACCGCAAGATTTAGCTATCTTGGATTAAACTCGGCCATATCAAAACCGTCTAAACTATCTTCATTAGATTCAAAATTTATAGGAGGTAAATTATTTTTACGCTGGTCAATTAATCTTGATTGCTCTGAAGACTGCTGGCTAATTCTTTTGTTTTTTGCCGCCTCTCTATTTTGCTCTCTTTTATTTATTTGAGCCTCTTCCGCTCCTTTTAACTGAACTGCAAACTGAAATTCAGTATTCATCAGTTGTTCTTTTAATGCAGCTTCGTTTTTCATTTTTTCAATTTCAAAACCAATCTCAGCTTGTTTTACCTGCATTTTACTTTGACCTTCTGCTTGAATTTTAGCAATAGCTATTTGTGCTGCTGCTTGCTGAGCCTGCATATTATTTTGCTGCTGCATTTGCATTTCCTGAGCTTTACGCTCCATATCTTGCCTTTGCTTTTGTTTTCTTTTAACTTTCAAGAGTTGATTTGCCATTTTGATATTTTTAATTTCTCTAATATCAATAGCGTCTTCTAAGTCTATACCGCCTTTAGATAATGCCATTTGTATGTTAGCTTCTAACCTGGCTTTTTCTTCTTCATCCGGAGCTACCTCTACAAATATTCCAAAATCATACAGATATAAATTTTTAATATCATCTAATAACCCAATATTGTATTTTCCTATTTGCATAGCAAACTCATCTGCAAAGTCCGAATATTCTAAAACATCTGCTGTTCTTATAGATAACGCCTCTGCTAATGTTTGTGTTAAATATAAACTACCGTCTAAAATATGACGAGTAGCAGTATTAGAATTTAATGCAGCTAATTTTTGAACTCCAACTAAAGAATTTGGATCAGGTGTGCTACCATCTCTTGCTTCATTTAATCCGGTAACTTGTCTTATCATATTTAGATAATGATTGTAATTACCAATTAACATTTGCATTTTGTTTCCTCCGCTATTTGTTGTTAGTTGTTGAATAGGAACTCTTGCGTTGTTAAATTCACCGTCTTGGGTATAGCTTCTTCCTACAACACTACCTGTTTGAAAATATAATCTCAAAGCATCAGATGGGTCATACGAATTTCCTGTTCCTAAATCCACTTCGTTTAATCCGTCTGCATCTATAAACACTCCATCTGGAACAACCTTTTGAATTACTTGTTGTAACTTCATGTGAGTCATTTGAATTAAATCAGTAAATGGTATCATACGTCTTACTAAAGACTCTATATTTCCTTTATACATTCGTGGGGCTACAGCTACATAATTAGGCATAGCGTGTTGGCTCGCTGACTGTGGCCTTACCATATTTTTAGCCATCTCCCACTTTATAATAATGTTAGTTCCCATTACCATAACTCCCTCATACCAAACATCAATTCTTTTTTCTACTCTTTCAAAATTTCCTTCATCCATCATTTCTTGTGGTGGATTGAACTCATCAGTTTTTGGAACTACCTTATAATTACCGTCTGCTGTTTGTTTTTTCTTATAAACGAAACTATTTGTTGATTTATAATTAAAATATAATAAAGTACAAGTGTCTCTATAAAACATTGAGTTTTCATACATAGCTGCAACATTATAATATTGATACCATGCCTGACTATATTTTGATATTTCTTCTAAATCATCTTGCGTTAAATCAGGGTTTATTTTCAAAACCTCTCCAATAGGTATAGTTTTTATTTCACCCCAATAAAAACAATCTTTAAAATGAGGGTCTTCAGTATAACTATACACCACGTTTGCAGGGTCTACATATTCTACTCTCACACCGTCCCCTAATTGAAAGCTATGTTTTGTCATACCAATACCTAAAGTCATCAAATCTAAGTCACACCTTTTTCTTATTTGCTCATAATGATTTTCAGCCAGTATTGTATTTATAGCACATTCATTTGCTATTTCTACTGCTGGTTTGTAATTCATTTGCATATAAAGCTCCATTTCTAAATCTGATTCTGGTAATTCATCAGGATTTACTTGAAAAACTTCTACGTCAAAATCTTTTTCTATTTGTTGAAATAAAGGTTTTGCTATAACATTAGTTTCTACCATTTGCTGAAACTCCCCTCTTTTTTCTGAAGACATAGCGTCTTGTGCATATGTTTGAACAGTAAATAATCTGTCGCTCATACCGTTTACAACTATATCAACAAATTTAGGTATAACAGGAACTGGAGTCCAGTCTAAATTTAAGTAGCTTAAATCTCCATCTACCGCTAATTCATTTTTATATTTTGCTATGGATTGTTCTCCTCTGGCGTACAATCTTAAACGATTAAATTCTAACCATTGGTCATAAAATCGGCACGAGTTATAACCCGCTCCTTTTCTAAACCACTCGTATTGTATCGCTTGTCCTATCTGTAATCCGTATTCCTTTGTTGCCTTTTTTGCGTCAGATACAAATTGATCTGGAAATGCGGCAGATTTAATGTCTATTGTTACTCCCTTCATTTATCTTATTAATTGACTTAGAGAACTCTTATTGTTATATCTTGCAAAGTTAACACTTATTTTTGATTTTTGTTTAGTAGGTGTGTAAAGGTGTTTTTGATTAGCCATTATTGCTAATCCAGAACTTATAGATGCGTCAAACTTTGTTCTATTGTTTATGTCAAACTTTGCCCAGTCCATTAAAGTTCGCTGAAAACACATAGTTCCCATAGACTCTGTGTCTCTAAAAGTACCTTCTAAATCTAAACCTATATGTTTTTCAATATACGATTCTATTGCGGCAGCGTGTGATTGCTTTACGTCTTCTGATGAATTAGGTATACCCCCTAACTCTCTTTCTGTTTTTGATAATTTATTAAATCTTTTGTCTGGTCTATTCATGCAATAACCTCTATATCCTCTGTTTTTAAAATGGTATAATAAACGTGGCTTATTATTTTCACACAGTATAGGCATACCATAAAAAACACAAGCCATCAAAACTTCTTCAAAAAATATTTCTGCTGTTTGCGGCCTTGCAATGTATTCTAAAAAAAACTCATTACTTGGCGCATCATCCATATTAAACTTAGTCATTCCATGCAAAGCACCATTAGAACCTTTACCAACTACAACTCCAGATATATCATAAGAGTCACATCCAAAAGAACCAATATGTTCATTTCCTGGATACCATCTTCCTCCTTTAGATATTTTTCTATTTTGCAAAGCAGCTCCTGGAGTCCAAGTTACTAAAAATCTACCACTTTTATTAGGGCTAAAAACAACGGTTGTATCTTTAACGCCATTTAACCACGAAAAGGAACCTCGTGTTACATGATGGTCTAAAATTAACGAATCATTATAATCTATCTGTTGATATATTTTTGTTAAGTTAAACAAAGATTGTTTAGACTCATCTCTAAAAGCATGAGACTCTGTTCTTGGAAACTGTCTATAAAATTCATTTAAAGCGTCTGCATCAGAAGATAAAGAGCTAACTTCGTTTTCCCAATAATCTATAGCTCCTATTTTAATATCTTCACCATCAATACCTATAACTGGTTTTTCAGGAGTTTTTAATACAGGCATACCATATTTATCTATATAACCTTCAAAGTTCCATTCCATAGGAATAAACAAACTATATAGCCCAGATTTAGTTTGTCCATTTTGATTTCTTTTTGTTGCGTCTGAGTCTTCATACAATTTTTTAAAATTAGCACCTCCTTTGTCTAAAGCATTTGAAGTAGAACCCATCATACACTTTCCAATAATTTTACTACCTAATCTTAAACAAGTTTTAGTTACCCTCCAGTTATTTAAAATATTTTCTGGCTTTTCCCATTTTCCACTTTCATCATGTAATAAGTATTGTAACTTTTCACCATCATATGAGTTGTCGGAAGTGTTTTTCCAGTCAATAGTTGTGTCAAGTCCTTCTAACTCATCTTGTTCAGTTAAGTACATATTTTTTTTAGTAATCTTAGATGCTGGTACCCTGTATGCTAATTCTGTTTTTGGCTTATCCATACCATCCTGAATAGGTTTAAAAAAGAAAGGGTAGTTGTTAGATATAGGCACAACTTTGTCAGTAAACATTTTTTTTGCATCAGCTCCTGTTTTAGAAAGTATACCAATACGAGCATCTCTTGTTATTGTAGCTTGATTTACACCTTCGCAAGAACTCATAAAAGAAAAACCTGAACGTCTAATTTTTAAATAACACATACCAAAACTTCTTTTATCTGCCTTACACGCTTCCCAAAATATATAAAATATTCTATTAGCTTCTCTAAAGTCTGGATTACCTACATCTATTTTTGTCCATTGTAAATACATATAATGAGTTCCTGTTATATATGTAGGTATACCGTTATTCATAAACCACAGTCCTTCTTCTCTTTTATCAAATTCTTTTTCAATATAATCTACCCATTCGTTTTTAAAATCTGATGGAGTGTTATGCCATTGAAATATTGACTGTATTCTTTTTAATGGCTTAGGTAATAATGTGGGATTCCAACACTGGTCTTTTTGTTTTTCTCTGGAATTGTATAGTATCTTTGGAGTAGCAGGTAAAGCTATTCTAACACCGCTTATTTCATAAACATCTCCTATAGTTCCGTCTTTTGATATAACAACTATATCGTACTTTTCGTTATATCCATATTCCCATGTTTTTGCCTTATTTTTTCTTTTAATAATTCCTGAAGGAACAAAATTAGGTAAAAGCCTATATAATTTATTTTGATCGTGACTCTGCAAATCCTTTTGGTGTATTGTTTTTAGACTCTATAACTTTTCCTTCTAATAAATTTCTTTCTTCTTCAATTCTTTTTACTATTTCAAATGCATCCATAATGCACAGCTTTTTAGTTGCCGCTGCGTTTTTTAATCTATCAGCAGCTAACTCATCATCTTTATCATACTTTATTATCTCTTCTTTAGCTACCTTAACTAATTGCTTTACAGCTTTTTCACCTGCCTCTATTATTTGTAATTTAAGCTCTTTATTATTCATTTAATATTGTTGTTATATTGTTTGTAAACATACGATAAAGTAACTCACCTTCTACTTCAAATTCATATTCACTATTTGGCGTAAAAATTACTCTATCACCTATATTTACTCCAAGTTTTTTTAGTTGTTCATTATTATACTTTATAATTCCTTGTAAAGGCTCGTATTTTGTGTTTTTTAAAATTAAAGAATCTTCTGTAGGTATTGGTTTTACAAAACAATATTTTCCATGAGCCTTCCAGGTATCGTTGGTTTTATACATAAAAAACTGATCTTCATCTATAAAAAATAAATTTTCTTTGAAATAACTTTTACCGCTTTTTCTTTTACCTTTCATGTCATTATAAAACTTAAATACATTATGATGAACTAACAACGTATCTCCTGTATTTACTTCTCCTGTGTAATTTAGAGGCAATTCTTTTACGACAGCTAATCTGTTTGAAGATACATGGTCTTCTTCAGATACACTTGTTACCAACTCTACATTACCTAATTTTTTTGTATTGTTATACCTGCTATTGTTAACTGGCTCAACAATAAAAGAATATATAGACCTCATTAAAAATTTATATTATACTCTAAGGTTATAGGTAGTGTGTATAAAAACTCTTTCCAAACAAATAGTTCTTCGTTTTTAATTACCCATAATTTATAAGACTGACTATCTTCTTTTGCTTGTATTAAGTGTATTTTGTATTCTCCTCCCAGAACGGGCTGGCCAACTATATAGTGCATTGAACCTGATTTATAATCAGAACCAATGGAAATCTTTCTTATATCCATTTTATTTTATTTTTTATCTTCTACTAAACCTTTGTTTATCTCCGCTGTAATTTCCTCTACTATAGATAGTGTACTAATTGGTAGTGATTGTAATAAGCGGTTTATATGTTTAATAGACTCTTCATTTAATTCTACTCTCATTCAATTTAATTTAATTTATGGCGCAGCTACTATTGGTATTAAGTAGTTGACCCCATTTATTCTTACCTCCCAAGTTTTGTTTGGAGTTATAGTTTGTGTTGCAATAGAACCTAAGTTGTTCGTTGCTGTACCAAAAGCAAGTTGATTTGCTGCGTTAGTTGATGCGCCCGCTCCAATTGCAACACTGTAATTATCAATAACTTGTGCGTTATCACCTATAGCTATTGACTGTGCTCCTGTTGTTGAAGCATTACGTCCTATAGAAATTGATTTAGTTCCTGCTGTGTTAGCATCGTTACCAATAGCTATACTATCTGTGCTTGAAGCGTTATCTCCAGCAGAAGCTTGACAACCTATAGCTATAGTACACATACCTTTAGCTTTTGATTGATACCCTAATGCAATAACATCCGACACAACATTTGCAGTGCTGGAATTTGCGTCCGTTCCAATAGCTATATTATTGTTACCAGTTACTGTTGCAGTACGCATTGCGCCTTTACCAATAGCAACATGAGAATTACCACCTATTGTTGGCGAAGCAGCATCTTCCATTGCAAGATAACCTATTGCAATAGACTGACTTGTTACAGTAAACTTCATTGCATTTTTACCTATTGCTACTTGACCAAATCCAGTTGTTGTTATACCATTGGTATTATTACCAGCATAATGACCAACGTAAACAGCACCACCAACCACTGATGTCGCATTAAACTCTCCTGCATGACCTCCTAAAGCTACGTTTCCAACCCCTTGCACAGCAGTTCCTGAGCCTCCTGCTAATGCTTTATATCCGATAGCTACTCTTCCTGTTTCTTCGTTAGTATTTACATTTGGAGTTGAGTTTGATCCATAAAGAAGAGCTTGATAACCAATACCAATATCTGCT